TCACAAAGTTTAAAGGTTACAACTAGAGAAAGTTTAACCTCTGCTGATTTAATTGCTTTAACAAATGAGAATACTAAGGTAGTTGAATACATAGCAATAGATTCTTATTCTGATGGTGGTTACTATACCATTGTGAACGCTCAATTCAATCTTTCTGAGGGTGTTTTTTATACGTTTAAAATAAAGAACGGAGGTACTTTAAACACACTACAAGCTGAAGATTATGAAGAGATTTTAACAGAGGCTAATGATGTAATCGAGTTGGATGGTGTTACAAGTACGCAAAGCATAAAGCATTACGGTAGAATATTTTGTACAGACCAACAAAACTACGATATAAATAACAATGAATACACTTCTAAAAGTAGTAATAACGATTTTCTATTCTTATGACAAACGACAATATTAAAATAGTAGAGCTTTCTACTTATTCTGCACCTGAGATAACTGAGGACAAACGTAATGACTGGGTTAATTATGGTGATGAGAATAACTACTTTGAATTTCTAATTGATAGATATAGAAACTCTACAACTAATAACTCTATTATAAACAACATTTCTAGACTTGTTTATGGTTATGGTGTTGGTGCTTTAGATGGTGCTAAAAAGCCAAATGAGTACGCTCAATTTATGTCTATATTCTCTAAAGAAGATGTAAGAAAGTTAGTGTTAGAACTTAAAATGTTAGGTCAATGCGCTTTACAAGTACACTATTCTAAAGATAGAAAGAGTATAAAGAAAGTATTTCATATTCCAGTACAACTATTAAGACCTGAGAAGTGTAATAAAGATGGTGAAATAGAAGCATACTATTATAGTGATAATTGGAGTGATGTTAAGAATTACGAACCTAAGAGATTAGATTCTTTTGGATTTGGAAAAAAAGAGGTAGAGATACTTTACATCCAACCTTATAGCGTAGGAATGAAGTATTTTAGTAATGTTGATTATCTAGGTGCTATTCCTTACACAGTTTTAGAGGAGGAAGTTTCAGACTATCTTATTAATTTAGTTCAGACTGGATTTTCTGCTCAAAAGTTAATCAACTTTAACAATGGAAGTCCTACACCTGAACAAAAAGACGAACTTTATAGAAGTGTTACCAATAAGTTGACTGGCTCTAAAGGTGCTAAATTAGTAGTATCTTTTAATGATAATAAAGAAGCTGCTACTACAATAGATGACATTCCTTTAAATGATGCACCACAACATTACGAGTATTTGAGCGAAGAATCACAACGTAAAATTATGTTAGGTCATAACGTTACTTCACCTTTACTTTTTGGTATTGCTTCAAGTAATGGTTTTAGCTCTAATGCAGATGAATTAAAGAATAGTTTTATATTGTTCGACAATCTAGTTATTAGACCAATGCAAGAGTTATTGTGTGATGCTTTCGATAAGGTGTTAGCTTATAATGGTATCAGTCTTAACTTATACTTCCAAACATTAAAGCCTTTGGAGTTTAACGATAGAGGAGTAAAAGATGAAAATACAGAAGATGTTGAGCTTTCTAGTCAAGTAGATAATATTGATATTTCAGAATTTGGTGAAGATGTAAACGAAGATGAATGGGTATTAATTGATAGTTGTAAAGTAGATTACGAATTAGAGGAGGAGTTAGATTTGCATTTAGAAGAGTTAAACAATCAAAAAGAAAGTTTACTATCTAAGGTGGTTAACTTCGTTTCTACTGGTACTGCTAGACCTAACGCAAAGAGTGAACAAGATACTCAAATGTTTAAACACAGATACAGATACTCAGGTAAAGTAGGTTCTAACTCAAGAAGTTTTTGTAAAAAGATGTTACAAGCTAATAAGGTATATCGTAAAGAAGATATAGTAAGTATGAGTAACAAGGTAGTTAATGAGGGTTGGGGACCGAAAGGTGCTAATACGTACGATTTATGGCTTTATAAGGGAGGTGGTGACTGTAACCATTTTTGGACTAGAGAAACTTACTTAAGAAAATCAGATGTAAACAATCCTAATGCTAAAAAGTTCACTCCAGCACAAGTACGCAAAGCTGGAAAGACTTTAGGTACTGATGAAATAGCACCAAAAAACGAAAAGAAAGTATATCAAAAACCTAAGGATATGCCTTATAACGGATTCTTACCAACAAATAAAAGATTTAACTAATGGCAGAAGCACTACTTATACAACCAATAGATTTAAAACGATTTACTTTTGTAGATGGAAATTTAGATGTAGACAAATTATTACAATTCGTTAAAATAGCTCAGGACATTCATATTCAATCTTACTTAGGTACAGACTTACTTAACAAGTTGAAAACTGATATTACTGCGGGTACATTAACTGGTGTTTATTTAACGTTATTAGAAACGTATGTGAAGCCAATGTTAATTCATTTTGCAATGACTGAATATCTACCATTCGCAGCTTACAACGTTACGAACAAAGGTGTTTATAAAAGTACTTCTGAGAATGCTGAAAGTGTAGAGAAAAATGAGGTGGATTTTTTAATTCAAAAGTCAAAAAGTTTAGCAGATAATTATGCTCAAAGATTTGTAGATTATATGGTGTACAACCAATCTTCATTTCCTGAATACACAAGTAACACTCAAAACGATATTTACCCAAATCATGGTAGTGATTCGTTTACTAATTGGTATATATGAAACAAAAGAGCAAATATAAAGTTAAAGAAGAGAACATTAAGAAATTAGAATTATATCTAAAGAAAATCAATGGGACTAAAAAGAATAAGTGATTTAACAGCAAAAACAACAGAGTTACAACCTTTAGACTTATTAGAGGTTAGTGAGTGGAATGGTGCAACTTATGATACTAAAAGTCTAAGTGGTAGTGGTTTTATTTTGAATAAGAAAATAAGTTTAGCAGCGGTGCAAATAACAAATGCTGGAACTGTTCCTGTTTCTTTAATTGATGCTCCGGGTTCTGGTTTTGCTATTGAGGTAGTTAGTGCAATGTACAACTTTAAATATGGTGCTACTGCTTTTGATAGTAGTTCTTCAACTTTTGAGTTAATTACAAATACTGCTACTACAGAACAATTTAGGAGTGCTGGGATTCTTAATGGAACATCTAACGTTTTTAGGAAGTTCGACCAAATAAGCTCAACGACTACTCAAATAGTAGACAATAAGGCTTTAAACTTTGTCTTAACGGGTACAGATGCAACAGTAGGAGATAGTACCATAGATATATATATTAATTATAGAATAATAACGTTATAAAATAAAAAAAAATGAGTTTACCAAATTTAGATAAGTTAGTAGCAAACAAAGGAGTGTACATTGTTAACGACACAACGGAGGCAACAAAAGTAATTGATGGTGTTTTTGTATTAGAAGATACAGTAATAGCAACTTTAAAAGTAGGTGGTGTAGATGCTTTAAGTTCTTACGTTTCAACCCCAGCAACTGCGGTTAAAGCTGGTGCATACATTAGACCTTTAGATGGTGTTAAGTTTTCAGGTATTACATTAACAAGTGGTTCGGTTGCTTTAATCTTAGGTTAATGATGTACGGTTACGGAAATATGATTTCACCTAGTAATAGGTTGTTTATTGGTGGTGGTGGTGGTGCTAACCCTCTTTGGAATGGTTTACAAGCTTATTATACTGCTGACAATACTCCTAACGATGCTTTAGGAAACTATAACGGAACACTTGTTAATGGTGCAACTTATGGTACAGGTATTATTAATCAAGGTTTTATTTTAGATGGGGTTAATGATTATGTTGATTTAGGGAATGTATTAGACTTCGATGCTAGTACACCTTTTAGTTTTTCTTTTTGGGTTCAAAATACAACTTTAACTGACAGAGCTATTATGGGAAAATGGTCAGGTAGTAATACTGGTTATTTAATATTTATGATTAGTGGTAAATTACGATTTGCACTATCTAATAATGTATCAACTAATCTATTAAGAATAGATACTGTTAATTCTCTTACTACTGCTATGACTCACATTTGTATTACTTATGACGGGACTAAAGATGTGTCAGGTTTAAAAGTGTACTTTAATGGTGTAAATCAATCATTAACAACAATAAATAATACATTGACAGGTAGCACTTCAACAAGTGCAAATTTTAATATTGGATTACCACCATCTGGATTGAATTACTTTGGTGGTATAATAGACGAAGTATCTATATTTAATGCAGTAAAAATACCATCAGAAGTAACAGAATTATACAACTCGGGTGCAGGTAAGCAGTACCCTAATTAATAACTAATAAATAAAAAATAATGGGATACGACATTAGACCAATAAGCGAAGTAGATACATTTGATTACTCACTTTGCACAGGATTACAGAATGCTCAAACTGTTAGACGTTCACTTGATGGACAGTTTTTTATCGTTGAGGGAGATAGTTTCACAGATTTCACACACGCTGAAATATTAGTAGAAATGGCAAAACCTAATTGGACAAGCGAAGAGATATAATGGAAGCACCAAACTACATAATTATTTCACTTGTAACGGTACTTTTCGGTGTTGCTAGATACTTCTTTAAAGACTTACATAAAAGTTTCTTAGAAAGCGAAAAAAAGAACGCTGAAATTCTAGTTATATGTGAAGGTAGTAATTGGACTGAAGAAATAACAATTTAAAAAATAAAATGGGTAAATTTAATTTCACACAAAGATATAAAGAAACTTCAATTATTAATCCTACTGATGGCTTGATAATTGACGAAGTAGGCAGCAACGTGCCAAAAAGAATATCTTATAGTGATTTTACTGAATCTGTTGGTAGTTCTGTTAGTGGGTCGTGTGGTTATTCACATACGGGCGCATTTGCAGGTAAACCTCTTTCAAATTCCTATGTATGGGAAGCGGGTCAAGGCATAAACTATTCCCAAACAGATGTTAATAACGAAATATATAAAGTTTTATCATTAGATAATACAGTACATTTAGCGGTTGACAATCCATATTGGACAACTCCTGATGTAACAAGTTTACCTAATGTAGGCTTATTTAATGGTTACGCTTTACCTCCGAATGTAGATAGCTTATTTGATTACACTTATGATTTTGATACAGAATACCCATCAAGTTCAGGTACAGGTTTTGAGGGGTCAGTAGGTAGAATAAGATTGAATGATTTACAGTACGGAGACCAATTAAGAGTTCGTTTTGACTTTAACATTATTCCACAAATTGCAAACACAACCGTTGAACCAGCTTTATGGTATTCTAACAGAGATGACAATGATAATATTACTTTTACATTCCCACTTACTACACAACCGATTTTTTATGGTGGTGGAACAGTAGGGAACACTTATTTAAATAGGGTAGAAATTTCAGCGTGGGTAATAAGTAATGAAGATGTAAACGCTTTAACACTTCCAGCGATAAAATCAGATAATCCAGTAATAATTCAACCTTTAGGGTTGTTAGTAACAGTAATTAGATAAGATGAGTATAAAGATAAAAAGAAACGAAGCTGGGAACTGTATAACCTTTGAAGGTAGTTCTAATCCTGTGTATTGGAATAGTTGTTTAAGTGGAGAAATAGATAGTAGTGATAGCACTTTAGTTAACATTATTAATGATGTTAGAACGGTTCAAAGTGGAACACCTTTTTACGAATTTTTTAGAATACCTTACACAGAGTTTTTAGACGCTAACGGTAGCAGCTTTGCTAGTTCTTCAGATGCAGTTGCATACATTAATCAAGAAGCAAATGTATTAGAAGCAACCTTAGCTGGGTTTCTTAACTTAGAAAATGTATCAGGTACAAATGATAAAGTAGATTTAACAAGTGTAACAAGTCAAGAGAAAATCGGAGGAGGTATTAAGTTCACTGCTGGTAGTGATATAGAATGTGGTCAACCTGTATTTTACAATTATAGTTCTTCAGGAGTTGTTACTGCTGTATCTGCCGGGACTTTACCATCTCAACACGATTACATTGGAATAGCTTTAAAAACAGTAACAAGTGGACAAGGTGTTAACGTACTAACAAAAGGTTTAGTGACTGCGAGAAGAACTTCAACTTATCTAACATCTTCTGAAACTGTGATACTAAATAACACTTCTAATAACACTATTAGGAACTTAACTAACTCTACTACTTTTGTAGATAGTGGAGATACAGGAGGAGATTACACAAGTAACGAAAATTACAGCATAACATTTGATGCACAACAAGGTTATACAACAGATATTATAGTTAATGATTTTCAGTTTGAGCATTCAGCATACAGAATGTATGACAGGCTCGGAGTTCAAGGCTCTAATGATGGTGTTAACTTTACAAATTTGAGTGTTCAATGGCTTCAAAAATCAGCTACTTCTACGCCAACATGGAGTTCATCATTTTATGGTAGTAATAGTTGGAATAGTACGGGGACTGATAATGGTTACATCTTTCCGAAAGATACATCAAGAGCAATTTTGTTATCAAGTGGAACATTTCCTGTAACAATTAATACTGGTTATAGATACATTAGATTCTATTTTAGGTCAGATACTAGTGTAAATGATGACGGATGGGACATGACATTGACACCTAACAC